CGGCTTTAACCCATGCACTTACTGTATACTGTGTCCCCTGCGCCAATGAAGCCATTACGTCGTGTTGCATTAAGTACGCCCATGTCTGGGCGTTATCAGTATAGGATATTTTGACACACCTAGTCCCCTTATAGGCATCCTCCTCTGTAACACTTATTGCTGACCCAGCACCGGACCTTAACCACCCACTTGGAATTTCCCCAATAATATCCGACTCGAAGTCCCCATCTCCTGTAACAGCGGCAAACAAATCATTGCCTATACCCCAGTCTATTGCCGGGTCAGTACGTACAACAAAAGTTCCAGCCTCTGTTGTATCGTAATCTATTAACTCCCCGGTCTGCCCCCAGACACCCGGCTGCTCATGCTGTATTAGTATCTTGTCCCCAACGATTGGCAGGTGCCCTTCAAAGTCCGTCGTAAAGGAAATCATCTTTCGCTGATAGCGATTCACCGCCGCTTGATAAATACCCTCCCTCCACGCTTGGTCCCTGTCAGTAATACCAAACATCTTTACCTTCGCAGCCCGGTCTTTCTTGGGCTTATAAATCGTGTACCCCACTGCGGCTGTAGATGTCCCAAGACTTCTTGAGAGGTTATTGCCATCAAGATACGGCTTGGCCACGTGCAACTCTGTGGCACTTACTATCTCCGTTATCTCTAAGTACACATACAAAGCCTCATCTGTGAGCCTAATAACACCGCCAAGCATATCCGACGTAAAGGTGGTCCCATTACCCAGAACGACATTTTTGGCTTTTGCATTCGTTGCTAGTAACCAGACTTGCCCAGCTGACGTTTCTCCTGCGATATTCAGATAACACTCAACACTCGTCGGCTTCCACGTCACATCGGACATGTATTCCACTTCGATAAAATCTGGCGACTGTGGAGTCTGGAATGCATAATCTATCGAGAAACTACCCTGCTTGATATTCTCCATCGAGTACATAGCAGTGTAGACGCTTTGGTCTTCGTCTCGCACTATCGTTAGCTTACCGCCAACAAACAGTGCCCTCCCCCTACCGGCCCTCGCAATAGAGTTCAGAGCATCCCACAACGTTCTGGTGGTATCGAAAACACCATTAAACTCATCCCCCCTACGGCCCCATAGCGTCGCTAATCTACGTAAATCTGGCAGGTTGAGTAGGCTTGGGGACACCCCACCACCGTAATCTGTGTTCGTTGCCGCATCGTAAAATGCCCACGCTGGGTTACTTGTTACTAGGTCATCAGACCAAAAAGCACTGGCAGCTAAGGTCACAGAACTCCCGCCAGCTCCATCCGTTGACGTTGCATTAGCTGTAGTCAATGTCGTAAACCCAAACGTATCGGCAGTTACTGTCGTGATAGTACGCGCCCCGTTAATGTCTGTAATGGGTACACCGTTAATAACAGCCGGTGCCCCTGTCCCAGACACGCCAGCTATAGTCACGGATTGCCCTACCACTAAACCATGGCTGTCATACGTAACCGTGGCTGTGGTCGAACCCCCTGCGGTCGTAATCGGGTTACTGCCAATAGTAGTCGCGGGGCTTATCGCGTTCCCCCACATTGGCAACTTGCGACTAACGAGTACACTGAGGTCAGTATCAGCGTTCTGATTAAACTGCCTAGATGCAATAACCTTGGTTGCTAACGTAGTAACCCCGGCGTATGCCTTGACACTGCCAAGGATGTACCCAACCGCGCCAAGCCAGTAAACTTTATCGCTAACCAGAGTACCATTATTATCACTGCCAGCAGTATTTACATCGGGTCCAAACCCGTGGGTCGTCCGCCTCCCCCTAATTCGGTACCTCCCTTCTGGAATTAAGTAACCATACCCCATTAAATCCTCATTGTTGGCGTTACTCAGACTAGATGGGGCCATTCCCCAGCTTTCTGGGCCAGCAGAACCCACGCCCCTAAAATCGTACTCGCTTGTTAAAAGAACCGGAGTATCTCTAATTGTCGGGCCATACATACCAATGGTAGCATTCCGTGATGCGACCCGTGCAGCCCCGTGCATGTGTATCCAAAACCGGTCGCTGTGCGTTCCTTGGGGGGTGGAGATATGTGAGGAAGTGTATCCTTGAAATGTCCTACCAACAGTAATCCATTGGCCAACACGTGGTGGCGAGCCTTTTTCAAACGCATAAGCCTGCTCTCTTGTAACCCCTCCCCACGTAGCATACGGACTTGTACCATCTGGGTTTTCCCATAACCCGCTAACCGTATTAAAGGTCTGCATGTCATCCAGCCAATCTGGAGAACTTGAGTTGTAGATATTCCCGTTCTCGTCTATGCGCTGAATCTCAAACCTAACGCCCACCCCAAGGGCAAACCGGCCCCCTTTCCTAGAGAACTCCATCGGGGCACCCCCGTAATCAACAGACAGTCCAAAAATTGGATGATTTGGGGCGGATACATTAAACGGCCCGATGTAATCGTTTCGTATATGACACCTGTTGCTATTGATGCCATTAGTTTGTTGCCCACTTGCTACGGTGGGCCTCCAGTGCTCCCTAGTCTCCCAATACCCATCGGCTTCCAAGGTAACTGAATTACCGCCCACCCCTACCCAGTTGGTGGTGTTTTGGGACAGGGACTGGGGGTCAGCGAGGCCGAGGGGAGTATCACCGACATAAAACTCAAATCTATTACCGTCATCAGATATGTTGGTTACTACATGCGTCTGATTTACAATAGCCGCCTCCTCATTCGTTAGCGCGGTGGTGGAGGGCGGTCCGGGTCCACTTCCTTCAGCACCAGCAAGTGTAAACGTCTGTCCGTGTACTAAACCGTGATTGTCGGCGGCGACAACATAATGGTCTTGTGTGTTACCCCATTCGTTTTGTCCCGTAGCGGAACACGCGATGTTTCCGGGGTAATCAGGCCCGCCAGTCCCGCAGCCCGGAGGCCCACTGGCATTACTCCCCCCTATGCAGTTAATCGGATGGTTGCCTAGCGTCACGGCTGGGCTTATTGCACTCCCTGTCGTAGGCGGTTGAGACAACTGAGAAGAGGCGGACTCGTACCCCTCGGAGAACCGTATGGTCCCGTTTCCAGTTCCTGTTGTCGGAGAGTTAGCCACTATGGTCCGCAGCCGTGTGTCCTGCGTCATCAACTCATGCCATGCGTTATGATTGGAAGCCGTAATCCAATCGTCAACTGAGTCGCGTGGGTCAACCCGATAGCGGACTCTGCGCGGCTTATCGGTGGCGCTGGCAACCTTCTCTTGTCCCCCACCAAAAAACACCTGCATGCCAACGAATTCATCTTGTACCCATTGCAGCTCTAAGGGGGTTGCACCATCATCATCAAACTGCGCAACTGTTATCTCTTGTTCTCCGGTAACACCATCCGGTACCCCAATTGCCCTGATGGTAAAATACTTATTAAAATGTGGCTTTAGCGTTATTAGGTTACGCGGCGCTACATGCCCAACCACCCCGACCCCATCACCATCATCCCACCCGACATCAGGAGCCTCAAGTTCGTTTCTTGAAATACCGCTAACAGGTACCCGATTCTGGGGAAACAGTTCGTTACCTACTATCGAGTCGGTGGGGCCATATACCCTTAGCTTAACCTCACTGTGAGTACTGGTTAGTGTGTTACCGACCGTATGCCCAACCACCGACCCCCCAATTAACACCTCGTTAATCACGTAGGTACCTTGCCCAATACACATCATTTGGAACAATTCCTGAGTGGCGGCTGCGGCCCCGTCAAGTGGCACCTCTGATGAGTTGAGACGCCCCCCGCTGCCAAGTGGCTGCTGGCCCCTGTAAGTGGTGTACGGATGGGCAATGTAATCTGGCCACACCCTGTGCTTCCCATATATTACTGGTATTGGGCTATTTGTTCGGACGGCATTATTGCGCGCCCCCAACGTATACGTGGGCGATATATCTGTATGGTCTGCTGCTGCTGGGGTTGCCGGGGGCAGTACGGCGTTAATAATCAGTGTTCCACCGATTATGACGGCCCCCTGCGCCGCCATAGCCATCATAGTGCCCGCCTCAATGGTAACAGCCGTTACCGCCGCAGAACCAAGCGCAGACGACATAGCAATTGCCATATGCGGTGCGGCAAGCATTAGGCCCACCATCAACACCATTCGCATGATGTCTTTGCCGCCCTCATCTCCACCTCCCCCCTGTGGCAGCGTCAAGAACATAACAACATCATTTGGATGTATCTGGGTGTCAGCCCACTCGGTTCGCAATACCGGCTCCCCGTTATGCAAACATATGGTTGGCAGGGTAAACTTCAGGTCTTCTCTGGCATCAAGAAAGCCCCTTATACTGATAGTAGTCGAATCGGCAAAACCAAGCTGCTCTATAACCCGGTCTTTCTGTGGCTGGAGCGGATTCGGTACGTATACGATACTGGCGAAGTCGTTATGCATGCCTGAAAAACCTCACACGTTTGTACGGCAACGCCTCTATTCGACTAAACAACACGCCACCCTTCCGGGCACAGTGCAAAACCCCTATCGTTCCGTCTATCATTAACACTATCCCCACATGCTGCCCAACCGGACCATTGCCCAATAAAACTGCATCGCCATTGTGCGGCACTGGCACCTCTTCCCACCCGTGCTTGTCGGTAACCTCTGGAACACCGACCTTAAAGGCTGCTGTCAATTCTCGTAAATCTTCGGCGTTAATACCTATCTCTGGCACATCCCGGCCAAAGTGCTCCTTCTGAACGTGACGAAAAAAGCTCCAGCAATCATAGTAATCCGGGCCTGTGGCTCCAGACTTCCATCCACACGTAATGTACTGTGTCGCCCAATGCATGATAATTCTAAGACGTGGTGTCCAGATACGGGAATCTCTTCGTCGTATACATCTCCGCTGGGAACAGCCTTTGCAGTACGTCGTCATAGGTTGCAGTCGCTTCAATCTTGAATGGGTCAACCTTCACGTTACTGAGCGTCATGGTTATCTGTGGGTCCATTTCTGGCAATGGTGTCCCAGTCCCGCCAGCCTCATACGCCTCACCAGTCGTCCCTTTAATCCCGTCTATGTTTGAGCTGAGAAAGACCCTATACGTCATTGCTATGGACTCTGGGTTTTCGATTGCCGCCTCTATGTGCTGGCATATCTCTCTTCCAACGTTGTCTATCTTTAACCTCAACTGAGGCAATTGACGGTCTTTCGTAATCGGTAGCGTGAAATCGAAAGGCAGTCCTACAAACAAAACCTTCTGCCCTGCGTTTACGGTAGCACTTTCAGAATAGTACCCATCCGAATTACCGGCATACCCAACTACCTGAGAACTAGCGGCAGCAGCGGCTACGAGTTTGTCAGTCCCTGAATCAAAATATGCATACGTATCTGAGCTATCAGTCTCAAGCGTAGCCCATAGGTTTTGCGTATCCCTTACAATACGGACTGCTGTACCAGCCCCACGCTCCTTATCTGCTACGAAGGAAAACGATGGGTGCCTAAGTTCAATCGTATGCAACATAACCACGTCCGTAGGTGCGGTGCTGTATGCTTCCTTAATGGCCTCACTGAGCGTTGTATTTGGCATTCAATCAAACCGTATACTGGATTATTACTAGATACTCTCCAGATGCAGGTGCTGTCCCCGTAAACGTAAACTTAGCAACTACTTCTCGTGCAGTTGAATCCGCGCCCGTACCCGGCGTAAACGTTTGGGTTGTGTTATCAGCCACGTCAGTTATGGAACTATCATTTACATAGGCGTTTGTATCACCCGTGTACCCGATAGTTATATTTGCTGATGCTGTAAGATTCCCTATGTCTCCACGCCCAATAACAAGTACTTCGGTTACGGTGTTATTCGCGGGCAAATCGCCAAGTATTACTGACTCATCTTTCCTGTAGTACGGGAGCCTTCCGCTAATCGAATGTACAACCGCCGACTTCTCACTAGACATAATGAAATCAGTTGCATCTAGTAGCTCCAGTTGACCTTCAACCTGCCACTCAGTTGATGCACCGGAGCCCAACATTGCACGGTAAGGGCCGGTAAATCTTACTTCGGAATGCCTGAATTCCGACCCCCTCCAGACCTCCATAAAAAAAGACTCTGCGCCCTCTTTAAGAGCGGACTCCCACCACGCCTTAAACGTGTTGTATTGAGTCCCATCCATTCGCCAAGTTATTTCCAGTTTAACTATGGGGCGCGTGTTAACTCGCCGCTGCCGCGCTCGACCAGAATCCATTTGGGTGCGGATAAACGATTTACCTGAATCAATGGAGTACCCTAACTCGTCTGGAGCAGGTAAAGTAGATGGCAGTATTTGACTCATCGGTATTGCCCACGGCTACGGTCAAGCCCATATTGTTGCTCTAGTGCGGGGGCCAAACCCCCACCGCTCTGTAGCCTAGAACTCATCTTAGATTCGACCATCTCAACCAACACCTCCATCTGCACATCCTGACCGCCCGCACCACCACCGCGCTTTTCCTGAACCGTCGCAGACGTACCCGGCGGAGTTGATATGTTAACGGTTACCGAAGGGGATGAGTTCTGCTGAAGTTTGGCAAACAGCATATCAGCGTTATTCATTTGCTTAGGGGTAAATATCCCCTCCCCCTTGTGGGCTATAACGGGAACGGCTCCGCCCATCGCGTATGAGCCCGCGCCCGCGAACATGCTCGCAGGCACGCGGGCGCGAGGGGCACCGGTACGCCCCACCATCCCACCAAGGGCATCCACTTCGGCACCGACCGTCCCACCCTCACCAAATGTCCCCGGCATCATGGCCTTGAGGAACTGGAGCATTTTAGCTTTAATTATTATCCTTGCGATGTCCTTGATAAGGGACTTGGCAAAATCAGCAAAGTTTGATTTACCGGTCATCACAAAATCAGTCAGGGAGTCGGCCATCCCCTCCATAGCATCCCCCATAATGTCTTTTATATTCGTGCCTGTAATCTGGCTCTCGTCACCAATCTGCTTGAACGACATTTTCCATGCCGATATAAAACCCTCCATAGAGTCAATAGGCTCTTCTAGGTCGTAAAGCTGGGACAAACCTTCGTCGTAGGCTACTAGCGCCGCATCTCTCAGTTCACCGATACCTTGCGTCAAGTGCTCATTGCCACTTAACGCCGCATCCAACAGTCTTATAGTTTTGTCGTACTCTTCCCGTAGAGCCACCGCCCCCGGCAACGACTCTTGTAGCTTCATAGCTTCTGCACGTATAGCTGTTAAGTTCTCATACCAAGGAGAATCCCGTGGGGCTAACGTCGCGTCGTAGCCAACTTGGGCTAAGGGGACCTCAACCACCTCACCTCGAATAGACGAGTTCCCAGCTTGAATAGCCGCCTTCGCCGCCTCCAATTCGTTAGCAAAATACGTGCGGGTGGAGAAGCCGGTTTGCATCTTGCCCTCCGGGTCCTCCCACGCCCACTT